TTGCACCGAAGATGAATCAGACCTACGAATACCTACGACCTGCACTTAGATCCGGTATGATTACTACTGGTACTTTTATAGCAGCTGGTTCTGTCGGTGACTTGAGTCAATGTGATCCTCTTAAGAAACTGATTCTGCACCCTGAAGCAAATGACATATACGCTGTACCATCTACATTAATTGATAATAAAGGCACTATTGGTACCACCGGACTATTTATCCCAGAACAATGGTCAATGCCACCATATGTAGATAAGTTTGGTAATTCTCAGGTAAAAGAATCATTAGAAGCTCTTGATGAGTTATTTGCTAAATGGAAAAAAGAACTGGATCCTCAGGAATACCAACTTCGCATATCTCAGCACCCAAGAAATGTAAAAGAAGCATTTGACTTTAGAACTTTGTCTTTATTCCCTGCACATTTGGTCACAGGTCAAATGCATAGAATAGATGATAAAGAATATCCTTACGAGTTTCTGGATATTTACAAAAACATACAGGGTGGGATTGAGGTGCAGACTACCAGCAAGTTACCTATTATGGAATTCCCGGTTACTAAAAACACCGAGGACAAAACAGGTACATTAGTAGTATGGGAAAGACCTGTAAAAGATCCAGAGTTTGGTATGTACTATGCTTCCATTGACCCTGTGTCAGAAGGTAAGACAACTACCTCGGAATCACTATGTTCCATTTATATTTATAAAAATCCAGTAGAAGTAACTAAAAACAATGGCTCTGAGATACAGACATATATTGAAAGAGACAAAATTGTAGCTGCTTGGTGTGGTCGTTTTGATGATATTAAAAAGACTCACGAAAGACTTGAATTAATTATAGAGTGGTATAACGCATGGACAATAGTGGAAAATAATATTCCGCAGTTTATTACTTACATGATTGATAGGAAAAAGCAGCGTTATCTGGTACCCAGAAGTCAGATATTATTCTTAAAAGACATTGGTGCAAACGCTAGTGTTTATCAAGAATACGGATGGAGAAATACAGGTACTCTATTTAAGAGTCACATGATTAGTTACGCTATTGATTTTTTAACTGAGGAACTAGATCAGGAAGTTACATCAGAAGGTAAAATTGTAAAGACCACTTACGGTATAGAAAGGATACCAGATCCTATGCTTTTAAAAGAAATGATGGAGTATAGAGATGGTGTAAACGTCGATAGATTAGTATCATTTGCTGCATTAATAGCTTTTGCTAAAGTCCAACAAGCAAACAGGGGATATAAAAAGAGATACGAAGAGACCGAGAATGTAAAAAAGTTGGATAATAATGATAAATTCAGTAAATTAATTAGGAGCCCGTTTCGTCATATTGGCGGATCTGGTAATACTTTTGGCATGAGGGTTCCTAAACAACCGTTCAGAAATTTAAGATAATATGCAAGTATATAACGCCCTACAAACTAAAGCAGGTGCTAAGACAGAGTACAACAAAATGGGTACTCTTAATCAGCCTATACAATTTTTACCTAGATCAAAAAAAGATGAAGATTGGGCAGCATGGTGTCTAGACTGGTTGGAGTGGCAAGGGTTGAAGATGGTGCGCAGAAATGCACGTCGTCTTATGAAGAACTACAAACTTGCAAAAGGACTTATTGATAGAACTGACTATGTAATTGAAGAGGATAATGAATACGCAGATTTAATTGATACCCTAACTAAAGAGGATACATCTGCACTAGAATTAAAATTCTACCCTATTATTCCTAATGTAATTAATACCCTTACTTCTGAGTTTTCTAAAAGAGTCACTAGAGTAACTTATGGTGCTGTAGACGAATACTCCTACAATGAAATGTTGGAGCAAAAGAAAGCAGAGGTAGAACAGTTATTGGTTAGCGATGCTAGACGTAAGGTAACTGAAAGAATGATTATGATGGGCGCAGACCCAGAGAGTCCTGAGTTTCAGGAACAAGTTTCTCCGGAAGCATTAAAAAGTCTACCTGAAATTGAATCTTTTTACCAGAAAGATTACCGTTCAATGATTGAACAGTGGGCAGAACATCAGCATAGGGTTGATACAGAAAGATTCTATATGGATGAATTAGAAGAACGTGGTTTTCGCGATCTTCTGATTGCTGATAGAGAATTCTGGCACTTTAAGATGATGGAGGATGACTATGAGGTAGAACTCTGGAATCCCGTACTTACATTCTATCAAAAAGCTCCTGAGACTAGATATATTTCCGATGGTAACTGGGTTGGTAAATATGATATGATGACTGTTGCTGATGTCATTGACAAGTATGGTTGGTTGATGACAGATAAACAAATGGAAGCAATAGAACTTATCTACCCGGTAAGATCTGCTGGTTATCCTATTCAGGGTTATCAGAATGATGGTAGTTACTATGATGGTACTAAATCACATGCATGGAATACTAACATGCCATCGCTTGGTTATAGACAGTTCACTTCTATGTGGGATAGTGCTCAATACGGAGGTGATATTGTAAACTGGATTATGATGGAGAATGAAGACTACCTAGACATGGGTATGTCTAACCTTCTTCGTGTTACTACAATATATTGGAAGTCACAAAGACGTGTAGGACATCTTACTAAGATTACATTATCTGGCGATGTTGTTACGGAGATTGTTGATGAAGACTATGTAATTACTGATAAACCTGAGTACAACACATCACTTATAAAGAATAAGACTAAGCATACACTTGTATTTGGTGAGCATATTGACTGGATTTGGATTAACCAAGTATGGGGTGGTGTAAAGATTGGTCCAAACAGACCTACATTCTGGGGTACAAATAATCCTGGAGGTATTACTCCTATCTACTTAGGTGTAAATCAGAATCACATTGGACCACTTAAGTTCCAATTTAAAGGTGATAATTCACTCTATGGTTGTAAGCTTCCTGTAGAAGGTTCAGTATTCTCTGATAGAAATACTTACTCAAGGTCTCTTGTTGACCTTATGAAACCTTTTCAGATTGCTTACAATATTGTAAATAACCAGATTGCTGACATCCTAGTAGACGAATTGGGTACAGTAATTATGCTTGACCAGAACTCTTTACCAAGACACTCACTAGGAGAAGATTGGGGAAAGGGTAACTTTGCTAAAGCATATGTAGCAATGAAGAACTTCCAGATGTTACCTCTGGATACATCTATTACTAATACTGAGAATGCTCTAAACTTTAACCATTTCCAGAAACTGGATATGTCACAGACTGAGCGTTTGATGTCCAGGATTCAATTAGCGCAGTACTTTAAACAGCAAGCATTTGAGGTAATTGGTATTACCCCACAGCGCTTAGGTCAAGAGATATCAAGACAAACTGCTACCGGTATAGAGCAATCTATCAACGCTAGTTACGCACAGACTGAATCTTATTTTATTCAGCACTGTGACTACTTGATGCCTAGAGTACACCAGATGCGTACAGACTTGTCTCAGCATTATCAGTCTACAAAACCATCAGCAAGACTTAATTATATAACCTCTCTTGATGAAAGAAAAAACTTTGAGATAAATGGTACTGATTTCTTGCTCCGCGATATTAATGTGTTTGCTACTACTAAAGCCAACCAGAGAGCTATTCTTGAGCAGCTTAAGCAGCTTTCTCTTAACAATAACACTGCTGGTGCTAGTATCTATGATTTGGGTAATATTCTTAAGTCTGATTCTATTTCTGAAGTTACGCACATCCTCAAACAAACGGAGAAGAAAGCAGACCAAATAAGACAACAGGATATGCAGCAACAGCAACAGATGCAGGAACAAATGATTCAAGCTAAGCAGCAAGAAGAGCAGCTTAAGAGAGAGTTTGAAGCATCTGAGAAAGATAAAGACAGACAGGCTGAAATTATAGTAGCTCAAATAAGATCTGCAGGATATGGAGCTATGATGGACATCAATGAGAATAAGCAGTCTGATTACATGGATGCAATGGATCAAATTCAGAAGTCTGAAAACTACCAGAGCACTATGGATCTTAATCGTGAGAAGGAAGCAAACAAGATGATGCAGTCTAGAGAGAAGTTGAACATTGAAAGAGAGAAAATAAATGCTCAGAGAGAAATAGCAAACACTCAGTTGCGGATAGCTCAAGAGAATAAGAACAGGTTTGATGCACCTAACAAAACTGAACAAAAGGACAAAAAGAAGAAGAAGTAGCTATATTCTCCGTTTTATTTACATAAAGCAAAAAATTTTTAAAGTTTAGGTGTATATATTTGTTTATATTATTAGTGTAGATTTTAATTAAACCAACAAAAAATATGAGTAACACACAAGATAATACCGTTGTTGAGCAGGTTGATTTAGACCTGGACAACATCCTTGGTATGCCCGGAGCTGAAAGCATAATGCTTCCTGAAGAAAAGAAACCTAATGTATTTTCTGCAGGTAAACCCGATCTTTCTTTTATGGAAAAATCAGAAGACAAAGACGCTTCTGGTGAAAGTAAAGAAGAGGGTGCTGAAAAGTTTACAGATGTACTCAAAGATTTAGATCCTGAAGATGCTTCTTTAGGAAAGCAATTTGACGAAGAGGATACTAAAAAAGCTCCTGGACGTGCTAAGATTGCTAAAGATGGTACAGTAGAGTTAGTAAAGAAGTTAATTGACGCAGGTCAAATAATTCCTTTTGATGACGAAAAGTCTATCGAAGACTACTCTATAAATGATTTTGAAGAACTGCTTCAAGCAAATTTTGAAGAGAGAGAAAACAAAATTCGTCAAAGTACCCCAGCAGAGTTTTTTGAATCTCTTCCTGAAGAGCTCCAGGTAGCTGCTAAATATGTAGCTGATGGGGGTCAAGATTTAAAAGGATTGTTCAGAGTTCTTTCTCATGTAGAAGAAACATTTGAACTCAATCCTGCAGAACCTAACCATCAGGAAAGAATTGTAAGAGAGTATCTTACAGCTACAAACTTCGGTACTTCTGAAGAAATTGAAGAAGAGATCGATAGTTGGAAAGATAGAGATGAACTAGAATCTAAAGCTAATAAGTTCAAACCAAAGTTGGACGCTATGCAAGCTAAAGTAGTTCAACAAAAGCTTGCACAACAAGAGCAAATGAAAAGACAACAAGCTGCACAAGCACAAGCTTATATGCAGAATGTATATAACACAATTGCTCCTGGTGAACTTAATGGTTTGAAACTAGATCGCAAAACACAAGAAATGTTGTATGGCGGTTTGGTTCAACCATCCTATCCTAGTATTAGTGGTAGACCTACTAATTTGCTGGGACACCTTCTAGAAAAATACCAATACGTAGAACCAGATCATTCTCTTATTGCTGAAGCTCTTTGGTTACTAGCTGATCCTCAATCTTATAAGAGTAAGATTATGGATCAAGCTCAGAAAGTGCAGGTTGAAAAAACAGCACGTATGCTAAAGACAGAAGAAGCACGCAGAACTACAGGTTCACCTATTGTAGAAAAAGAAGAAGTAAAGCAGAGAACGATTAAACGTAACAATAACTTTTTTAAACGCTAATTAATTAACCTTTTATAATTTAAGTTAAAATGGCAACTCCAGTTTTAAATAATGGTATATTTCTACGAGATACCAACTACGCAGCTAGTTCACACGTAGATTCATACCACTTAGTTAACATGTTGAAGAATGCAGAACCAATGGACATGGGTCCAGTGGATCTGTGGGCAATGGCACAAAAAGTCGAAATGCCTCTTTACCAAATGTCTAGCTTTGGTGGTAAGAATGTAATCATGGTTGATAATGCAAGAGGTGAGTACAAGTGGCAGACTCCAGTTGTACAAGATCTTCCTTATGTTATCGAAGACATTGAACCAAGCAATACTGTTAAAGGTATTGATGGCAGTACCTTTAAAATTAAACTTTCACGTCGTGAGTTCGGTCATGGTGATATCATCACTTATGACAAGTACAACGGTGTGGAAATGTACATTGTTCCTGATCAGGATATTCTTCCAATGGGTGATGGTTTTATTTACACAGTACAACTTGTAAATAACGACAACACTAAGTTTTTGGATAACAAGTATCTTGCATCTGGTACTAAAGTATTCCGTAAGGGTTCTGCTCGCGGAGAGTACGGTGAGAGATTCTCTGATATTCAGATCCAGTCTGGCTTCCGTGAATTCTACAACTTTGTAGGTGGAGCTGAAGCACACGTACACTATTCTGTTTCATCTCGCGCTGATCTTATGATCAAAGGTGGTATGAATGCAGATGGTACTGTACCTGTAACTGAAATCTGGAGAAACTTTGACCAGAACATGGATCCTTCTATCACTAACCTTGAGAACATGGTTAGTCGTATGGGTAAGGAGTATGTTAAAAAGGCAATGTCAAATGGTAACCTTTCTCGTACCTTCTTGACCACAATGGAAGCAGCTCACTTGAGCAAAGTTGCAAGTGACATTGAAACCTACTTGATGTGGGGACAAGGTGGTAGAGTTCGTCAGGATGGTCCAGATGATGTAAGATTGTCTGTGGGTCTTTGGAGACAGCTTGACAACTCATTCAAGCGTGTATACAACAAGTCAGGTTTCAACCTCGATTTGTTCCGTTCTGAAATCTACAACTTCTATGCTGGTAAGGTTGAGTTCAAGGGTCCAGATCCTAAGCGTCAACTTATTGTACAAACCGGTATGGGTGGTATGAGAATGGTTAACGAAGCTATCAAGAAAGAGGCAGTTAACTCAGGTTTGGTTATCCAAGCTGCTGACAATGCTGGTATCGGTGCTATCACTGGTAAGGGCATGGATCTCGGATTTGGTTTCGCATACACTTCTTACGTTATCCCATTCTTGGCAAACGTGAAGTTTGTATTGAACCCTGCTTTCGATAACATCCACACTAACGACATTGAAAACCCAATCATCGATGGTTTCCCATTGTCTTCTTACAACTTCATCATCTTTGATATCACTGACAACACTAACGACAATATCTTCTTGTTGAAGTTGTCTTGGGATAACCAATTGAAGTGGTGGTACCAAAACGGTACAATGGACTACATGGGTCGTACCCAAGGATTCCAGTCTTCTGGACAGTTCAATGGATACCGTGTATATATGACACAAACAATGCCTGCGATTTGGGTAAAAGACCCAACCAAGGTGTTGAAAATTGTTATGAGAAACCCTGTAACCGGTGGATCATTCTAATGATTTATACTATAAAAGGGGGAGGGAAACCTCCCCTCTTTTATATTTGTAAAACCTTTTAACTTTTAAAACAATGAACGAGTATAAAAATCCAATTAAGAAAATGTGGCAGCAAGCTAACCAACCCATTGTGGATGGTAACAATGTACAGCTTGCACACACAGTAGGTACTGCGGCACCTACTACAACTCCTGCTAAAGTAGGTTTGTTGTTTATTGACACTACTAATGCTAAGGTATATGTGTCAACAGGAACAAGCGCTAGTACAGATTGGAAAGCTTTGAATTAATAACTTTTATAAACCAACAACAAAATGAGTGATACTTTTACAATGGTGCAAACTCCAGGTGTTAAATCTGGACCTATTGCAATCCGTCCATTCTTTAATCAAAATGTCTCTAACATGGGACTTGAGAAGTATGGATTATCTTTATTTGAGGGAGTTTTTCATGAGGAACAACTTGCATGTATTGAGCAGAACGGTGTGAAGAGATACATTACAGGTCTGAATGAATTTGCTCCTGAGATTAAAATGATTAGAGATGAGGATCAGAAACAAGCTAGAATCCATGAGATTCGCTCTGCTGTATCTGAACTAGAAAAAGAAATGGCAGCAAATCCAATTGAGGTTTCTGACCCACATTTCTGGAGCAAAGTAAAATTATTACGCCCTGAGAATGATGATTTCTGGACCAAGATTACATTGAGGTGTGGAAACACCCCAATGTTTCTTGATCCGGTAAAAGATCCTTTTGATAGAATTAGGCTTTATGCTATTGAAGCAGGTGGGTTTAGCATTATAGCAAAGAGCTATGAGGATGCTAAAAATAGACCTA